TTATTCTTTTTTTCGGTTGCCGTTTTGCTCTAAAATGAGATTTGTGCCGGTCTTTTTAATCTTATTTGGCTGATATTCAAGGATGTCAGCAACATCACAACCAAGGACTTCGCATATTCTGTCCAAGTGTTCAAGGTTAATGCGGTCACACATCTCATTATATATATCACATATTGTTGCAGGTCTTATGCCTGTTTTACGGGCAAGTTCAGCCTGCGTTATGCGGTATTTGCCAAGCAAATCGGACAAATGAATTTTAATCATAATAACGCCCCGAGTAATATAATATACTACTGCGTTATTATTTTGCTTAATTGGTAATATTATTACCAAATCAGTAATTGGTTATGATAATTTCTTTGAACTCCACACAATTATCGGGGGTTGCAGGGAGTAGATTTTGCCTACTTACGCACTTTATATTGTAACCTTTATACAAGTCACGAATGAAATCGCAATCGTTATAGGATAGGATAAAACGCCCTTTAATTCCCTTTAAAACGGCATTTAAACGGATGTGGTCGTCCTTATTAAACTTACTGTAATTGCGGTTATAATAGCGTTCAGAGGCTACATACGGCGGGTCAATGTAGAATAAGGCAGATTCTCGGTCGTATGTTTTTATAAGGTCTTCAAAGTCCCTGTTTTCGATGATTACGCTTTTTAACCGTTCTTTGTACTTTGGAAGTTCGGAAACAATATTATCAATCGTTTTAGGAGCTGTGGCGAATGAGTTTCTATTGCTACCAAAACTGCATTTGATTAAATAAAGATATCTTGCCGCCCTCTGTAAGTCCGTAAGTTCAACTTGTTGCTCAATCTCATAGCGATATTGCGAAAACAACTCACGAGATTGTAACCAGTCAACTTCTTTTTGAAGTGCTGAACAGTTGTTTTTTATTTGCTTATAAAGGTTAATCAGGTCACCGTCAATATCGTTAAATACCTCAATTTGACCTTTGATTTTATCCTTACCGAATAAGACCCAGCCTGCACCGCCACACACCTCTATGTAGCGGTTACAATCGCTGGGAATGAGTGATATAATCTGATTTTTAAGGTGGCTTTTGCCTCCAATCCACCCGATAAAGCTACGCATTTTTACCTCCATAATAACTTTTTTAGGGGCGTTATTATGGATATGTAAGATTAACCTAACGCTTTCTTTGCATTTGCAATTTTTTTGTCTTTAGACCAATTGCAATCATTTATGAGATGATAAATTGCATTGATTGTCTTTTCTCCGACAATGCCGTCAACTGTAATTTTAGCTGCTTTCTGTGCTTCTTTGACGGCTTTAAGAGTGCCATTGCCAAAGCCAGCCGAATTGTCAACTTTAGTCTTGATAATTTTCATGTTGTATAATGTAATCAGCTGCTTTTTAAAAGCAAGCGTTGCAAGATTTTTTGATCCCATTTTAATCATTTCTTCTTCCCCCTGATTTGAGTTATTTGCAGAAACATAATCCGGTCTGCATACATAGCTGATACAGCTTGCCCATCTTTTTTGACGGAGCACAGCACCGTTGCCACCGCCTGTGTTACCTTCAATAGTCGTGTAAGAGCCATCCGAATTAACACTTTCAATAATACCTACATGGTCAACGGCATAAGCACCGGGTACAATTGTGCTTGCCTCATTGCTCCAGTGAAAAAGAACAATATCGCCAGCTTTATAGCCGCTCCGTACGATTTTACCTTTGTTATAAAAAGTCTGTGCAAGAACACCACAACCGGCAGTTTTAACGCCGAGCATATCATCTGCATTTGCCTGTTTAAACAACCACCAAATAAAGGCAGCACACCAGTCATAGCAACTGCCCGATACTTCCGCTCCGTAAAACGCTGTATTATATTTACAATGTTTTACATTTGTTGCCTTTGTGCCAACTTCGGCACGGGCAATTTTAAGAATTTTATCTACTGTTGTTTTACTCATTTTATCCTCCTGTTGTCAACAATATAACACCTGAAAGAAAAATACCTATACATATAATCCATATCATAGGCACTTAACAATCATTACGATTGGCATCAACCATGCCTTCGCCGATGATATATGCTATCATCGTACCTGCGGACATAATAATTGATGTAACCTGTGCAGTTTCGGTTTCTGTTACTCCAAATCCCATAAGGAGTGCTGTAACAAAACCGATTACCGCTGCCCAAAATTTCCTGCTTGTAAGTTTCTGCTTCCAGTTGATTTTCTTCATTATGTTTCCTCGCTTTCTTCTATCATCGGATCATCTACAGTAGGATTATCACCCCACACCGCCATTACTGCGTTATAGTATTCATCAGACAGCACCGTTTTGATCTGTTCTCTGCCCGATTTGCTGTTCATGTATGCGTTGCGGATGTTTCCGCCTACCTGCATTTCTTCACCGTTAAAGGTCAAAAACTGTTGTCTGAGTACCGACACGCTGTCCTTCGTGAGCATATCGAGTGTGATTTTTTCTTTAAGTTCCATTTTTTTCATACCTCCGTTATTTTTATATTTTGTAAATCAAAGAAAAGTTTACCTGCTCATCAGCGACGAAATTATAAGCCTGTTTATTGAGCGGAGTAAACTGCAGCCAAGCTGATTTACTTGCACTTCCTCTGAACATTCCGCCGTTTTTGCTTATGCCGATATCATGAACAATCACATCCGATTTGTTTGAGAAAGGCATATTGAGCAAAGATATTGAAGATGTTCCGCCTAAAGATGTTGCGTTCATAATGACGGTGACATTGACAATAACGATATCGCCAATTTTTTCATAAAGGCAAGTTGCAGATTTTATTTTATCAATCTGAGTAGAGTACGGAGTAAGAGTAGCTGTACCAAGTTCGATATTTGACGAATCGTATTTAGTTGCCAAGGCGGTTTTATCTGCTTTAACAAGCAGAGCGCTGTAAACCGTACCGCTTGTCAGATAACACGGACTATTATTTTTGGGTTCACTGTCAAACGGCATTGAATTGAGCTTTTGGGCAAGTTTTTGGTCTGTTCTTTCCTTCGTATATGCGTCCGTAATTCCGTACCCTGCGAGTGTTGTTGCCTTATTTGCCTTGCTATTTATAATAGCTGTAAGAACTTTGTTCTGTACAGGATTAACACTCTTAGCATCCAGTGCAGTATCGGTAAGCACAGCTCCACTCTCGGTCAGAGCAATGACACGGGACAATATGTCTAATAATTCGGGATAATAGTCAGAGGTAGTAATATCACCGTCATAATCGCCGTGAGTGTTTATTACAAACGGCTGTGTAGAGTAGGTACGAGTACCGTCTGTAAGCACAATTTTAGCAACCGTTCTGCCGGCGGATGAAAGCATAGCCTTATCTGTAGTTACAGTAACAATATTTTTTGCTACTGTAGCATTTACAGCAAAATAGTTACTGCCGCTTTTACCTTTGCACACAGCTGTCGCACCGGTTGCATCGTAAGCCTCGCCGTCAGCGGTAAGGGTAATCTGTATCTTTCTGCCGATATCAAACTGCCCTGCGGATATAACAACAGGTGTAGCCTGACAATTTAAATCAAGCGTAATTTTAGCAACATATTCATTCATCGGCGTGCTCCTTTTCCGTTGTTGTAGCTTCGCCTGTGAGTTCTGCGATTACCTGTGATTTAATATCCACAAGCACTGATGACATTATGCCGTCAATAAGACTGGCTGGAAAGCCGTATTTACTTACAATTGCATTAACAGCGGCAATAAGTTCTGAACGAGCTGATTGTAATGCTAATGGACTAAGTTTCGTCTGCATTTTTATCCTCCTTTGAGTGAATTTCTTCAGACCGTTCTGCCGGTCTTGATTTATCCGTTTCGGCAATTTCCTTCGTATTGATTATGTAATCCATTTTAATTACCTCCTAAGCAGTTAACGATTGAAGAATGCCATTTTTGAAGGTCATTTTAAACTCTTTCCAAGTTGCTGCTGTACCATTGCTGTTAAATGATGTTACATAATAACCCGAAAAAGTGTCTGTAATAGAGCCGCCTTTAAAGCCCCAATCATTCAAGATAGCGTTGTGTAAATAATGATTCCGCAAGTTAAGGTCACAACCTGTGTGTAACTGATTGGCTTCAAGCGAACCGATTTTTTGAGCGGCATATGTAAAAATAAGAGTGTATGAAGAATCAGTTGATTTCATACGATAACACCAATCCATAAATGCCGAACCGTTTTCAAGGTTAAACGAAAGGTCACGCTTTGAAGTATCAGAAGCATAACAACCGGTACCTATGTAACCTACCTTAGTGCCTTTGTAGTAAAAATTTTGACCTACCGAATTTAACGACATTAGCTTTTTGCCGTTATTATCAAAAATATCATGTCCTGTTGATGACAAGCTCATCAGCTTTGTGTTCTGGGAATTGTACACATTTAGCTGTGAATTTTCAAATTTTATGTAATTTGAAATTTTGTTCCAAGCAATTTTGATGTCATCGGCAGATTGTTGGAGAAGAGTACCCCACCTGTCCGAACCGACAACCTTGTTGACTTCAAAAAATAATCCCTCGGCGGTTTGTGTAATCACCGAGCTGTTGAGCGAACTTGCCCACGAATCGGACACATGAAGAACGGTTGTGTCTAAGTCCTGTTTAATCTCATTTACCTTGTTATGGTCGTGCAAAGTTTGTGCGTCAAGAGCGGTAACCTTGTTTTGCAAGGTCTGCAACTTCCCTGTTATCTTGGCTGGCACGGTTGATAAAGTAACCGTGTTAAGTGTTGCATCGGCGGGGTATTCTTTAATCTCTACAATGCGGTAGTTAATCCTTGTCTTGCGTTTACGGTCAATCAGAGTAACCACATCATATAAATCAAAGGCAAGCACATCACCGTATGTGTCAGGCAACGTTTTTGCAAGGTCAATCACCTTAGCTGTATATGATTGCTCAGGTACAGCAAGCACGGCAAGTTTTGCGTTGGCATCGTCAAGCAAAGTTTGCTTGTTTGTGTAACGCTCATCACGCCATATAGCAGAAACCACTTTATCAGTGTAACTGTAATTTTCAAGGTAGGCTTTGCCATTATTTAAACTTGCAATACTCAAGCCGTCCTTACCATAAGGATAAAGTCTTGTAACCAAACTTGTGGTACTGCCTTTGTAAGTCATATCGCTCAAATTAAGCTCATCGGTAAAGTAAGTGCCTGTCGGCTCGGTATTATTGTATGGCTTTATACAATAGATGACCTTGTTAATCGTATCAAAACGATAGCGAGTATTGTATGCCGTTGAGTTTTGGCAGTAGTCAAGTATTTCAAGCGTGGTAACATCAGTCAGCTCAAGCGTTCGGCGAGCTGACACAAGGTCGGCATCAACTATAGTCCAACCTGTGCCTTTTAAAATCTCCGAACATACGCTTGCAAAGCTTACGGTGCTTTTGTTATAAGTGGGGTAAACATTATAATTAAGTCCCGTGAGGTCAAGCTCACAGGTTATCGTGCTTACTGTTTTACGCTCGTTAATGCCGTTGATAAGATAACGCTGTCCGTCATATTCGACCGTACCATACAAAACAAAATACCTATATAATTCGTGGTCAGGTGAGATATCAAACTGCAAAGTCATCAAACCGTCCTCTGAAAGAGTACGAAAAAAGGTATTATCAATGTCACGATATACCTTAATATCATCACCGTAAAATACCTTTAAAAACATCTTAAACACCTCCTAAACTAAATGTAAATTGGCGTGTAAGACACCGTTATGCTGACATCAGATGCAGACGATGTTATCTGATTTTTGCCCGGTTGCAGAACAGGGAAATCAATCAAATCACTGTCGCCAAACTTATTTTTGCCGTCTGCAGTAATTAATCCTGACACGCTGTCAATAACAATTTTTGTGCCGACTGTTATATTTTTGATAGTAACTCCCTGCAAAATTACCTCAGATTTTGTATTAGCATACACAGCTGTAATTATGGGTAGTGTAGCCGTGTTTGATTTGCAAATCATATAGCTGTTTGCTTTTATAATCTCACTGATAGGCTTTGCGTGACGAACAGCATTAAATGTATATGTAACATCATGCTCACCACTGCTATCAAAAGTTGCGGCGGCAATGCTGTTGACAATTGCCGTATAAATAAATCCGTCAGGGAGAGAAATTTCAACTACTTTGCCAACAAGCAAGCCCTCAAATGCGGTTATATTTTCGGTTGCTATTGCAAGGCGGTCTGATACCGTCAAGCCTTTTGCATTGTCACCAAAATAGTGAGGGTAAAAAGTCAAGGTCAAAGACAAAGTCCTTGTGCCGGGGACAGCCGAAAACAAGGTTGGTGCAGTCAAAAAACTGCGAGAGGCAGAAAGGTTATTTGTAACGGTTGTACCACTAACCGAATAACTTTGTAAGCGAGCATTGTATGCAGAAATATCAACGCCGTTTATTGTCATTTCGTTAAGCATTTTATCTGTCCTCCCATGCAAGTTCTTCAGAAACATACGGCGTGAGTGCCACAGCTGTTTCTCGACCGTCAATATTAATTGAGGTGTGAATATCGCCTTTAAGGTTGTACTTACGCTCGTTATCCTCGCTCATCAGCTCGACATTGTGGTTGACATCAGCCGTGAATTTGGATCTAAGCATTGACTGTCCTGCAGACACAGCCGCCCTCATCTTGCTGACTAAACCGTCAGCTGAAACACCTGCCTGCATACGCTCGGTAAATGTGGATGCCACCGTGTCCGCCTGCTTATAAAGTTTGGGAGCTTCGGCATCAAGTCCATTTTCACCGCCTTCGAGGGCGTAGGCAAAGATTTTTTTGAATACTTTTGACGGAGAGTGTTCGTCCAACATCCTGCGAACGGTGTTTATAAATCCCCCTGTGATTTCAACCGCCTTGAGATACAAGCTGTTCTTTTTTTCATCAAGTCCTTTAATTGCTCCTTCCATAGACTGAGAATAACTTTCCTTAGTATCCTTTGGCATATTTTTCATTGGTGTAAAGAAAGCATCAACAATTTCTTTGGAGTGTTCACCCGTTTTACCGGTATAGGTTTCATACAAACTTTCCAGTCCTAAAAATCCAGCCAGCTGCTTTTGATAATTATCATCATTCAGGATTTTGGTTTGTTGATTCCTTATTTCGCCTTGCTTTTTGGTGTGCCGAGTATTTTCATCAGTTATCTCTCGGTTTTTTGAATCAAGATATATTTTATATTTTTGAGCCGCAATTCTATTGTTCTTTTCTTCGGCGAGAAAATCATTTAAATCCCGGTTGTATTTGGCATCAATACTTTCAAGGTTATTTTTATGTGTTGTATTTTCGTCAGCTTCATCTTGATTTAATTTTTTCAAATCTTTGGTTGAATTCTGTAATACATTTGCTCGGTTATAGTAGCCCTTCTGAAGAATACTAATGGTATCACCGCAAACCTTATTAGCTTCATCGACAGCGGCTTTGTAATCCTTGTTGGCTTGTTCTCTTTGCTTGTTGTACCACTCTTCGGTATATTGTTTATCAGTGCCGATAAGTGCTCGTTTCTCGGCAAGCCAATTTGTCCTTTGTTCTTCGGCAGCTTTTATTGTATTATCCCTTGTTTGTTGAGCCGTAGCAGAATACTCTTGCGAATATTGTTCATACTCTTCAAGGCTCATATCGTGGTCAGCAACTAAATCCTTTGCCATATCTTTGGTTACATTTTGATACTGCTGTTGAACTTCTAATTGTTGATCCGCTAATTCTTTTTGCTTAGCAAAAAGATCGTCAAGTCTTTGAATTTCTTCATCGGTAAGTTCTGTACGCTTTTCTTTGGCAGTTCGTGCGATTTCCGTAATTTCTGTCTGCACGCTGTCCATTTTATCAGCAAGCTCTTGCTGTTTATCCTTTGACAAGATAATCGAATCGTTAAACCCATCAAGCACACCGCTTGAACTGTTGACTCCGTCCATAAACTCACTAATCTTATCACCGATACCCTCATATGTTTCCGAGAGATTGTCATTTGCGGTTTTTAGCGATTCTTCAGCAGTTACAAGGTCATTTGTGCTTTGCGTTGCATCACCGTTGGCGGCAGAAAATGCAACAATACCGGCTGTCAGTGCTGTTATTCCCGTCAAGATAAGCACAGCCGGATTGAGTGACATTGCCAAGTTCCAAGCATACTGAGCGGCTGTGGCAAGTGTAATCTTACCTGTTAATGCACCGATTGCGATTTGTTTAAGCGTTATAGTGCCGAGTGATGCCGCCTCAGCAAGACTTTCGGCGGTAACGGATGCGGCATGCTCTTTCACAAGAGCAGTAATTGCTGATATGATTTGCCAAGCCTTCCACGCTGTGACAGCAGTTGTCACAATTGGCAAAAGTATATTAAGGTTGTCAGCGACAATATCAATAGCTTTTGCAAGCGGTGGTATAACAACCTCTGCAATGTTAGTCATAGTTTTGCCGAGGTTAATCAATATGGTTTTAACTGTATTGATAGCTTTTTTAAGGCCGCCATTTTCAAAGGATTTTTTGATAGTGTTAATTGCCTCTTTAACGGGGGCTTGCAGTTCTTTTGGCAGTAACTTAACTAAGTTTTTAGTTAAAGCATCTACGATACTTTTTGCCGCAGACAGTAGATCGGGAGCACGGTCACTTATGCCTTTAACCAATGTTTTTACGATGTTTATAGCCGCTTTAACGAGTTTGTTGGAGTTGTTTGCGATCCCGTTAACAAATGCCTGCAAAAAAGACATTGCGGCATCAATCATCTTCGGAGCGGCTTCAACTGCTTTTGTTGCAAGTTCGCCAAAAATAGAGCCTGCCTCTTCAATCATCTCCGATAATCCGCCTTCGGTAAATGCCTCGGTAAGTCTGCTTACATAGTTCTGAGCCTCTTTTGCGGCATCAGTAAGCGGCTCGGACATACTCTCGTAGATTTCGATGCCTAATCCCTCAAGCCCTGATTTTAGTATCGTAATCTGTCCCTGCAGATTATTTTGCATTGTGTCAGCCATTTTTTGAGCCGAGCCGTCTGCATTATCAATGTTTTTTACAAGAGTATTAAAATCCTTATCACTTGCATTAACAATGGCAAGCATACCCGACATAGCCTCTTTACCAAAGAGCGTACTTGCGGCGGCTGTCTGCTCTGTTTCGGACAAACCGCTGAACTTTGTCCTTAACTCTTTGATAACATCAATGAGCGGTAATGCTTTGCCGTTGGCATCGGTCATGCTGATTTTGTATTTATCCATGACCTCTTTCATTTCCTTCGTTGGGGAAGCGAGGTTGGATAATGCAGTTTTAAGGCTCGTGCCTGCCATGCTGCCTTTAACACTGGCATTAGCCATAAGACCGAGAGCAACAGATACATCTTCAACACTATAATTCATAGCACCTGCAAGAGGTGCTACATATTTAAAACTCTCACCGAGCATTGACACATTAGTATTTGCAGAACTTGATGCTTTAGCAAGCACATCGGCAAAATGGGTGCTGTCAGATGCCTTTAAGCCAAATGCAGTAATTGCATCGGTAACAATATCTGATGTTGTCGCAAGATCAAGACCGTCTGCGGCGGCAAGTGACATAATACCGTCAATCCCATTGAGCATTGATGTTGTGTTCCAGCCTGCCATAGCCATATATTGTAAAGCCTCAGCAGATTCGGAGGCTGAGAACTTTGTCTTAGCACCCATCTCTTTAGCCTTATCAGTAAGGCTCTGCAAGTCTTTACCGCTTGCACCGCTGATAGCCGAAACCTTAGACATTGCAGCCTCAAAAGACGAGCCGACTGTTGCCGCTGCTGTTGCTCCTGCTCCGAGGGTTGTAGCAATGCCGGCAAGAGTTGTTGTTATTGCAGACACACCTGTTTTGGCAAGTCCTTTTAATTTATCAATGCCCGTTTTAAAACCACCGGTATCAATTTTGGTGTCAATTTTAATTGAACCGTCATACGCCAATATCCCACATCCTTTACTGTGAGGTCATCGGCATCCAATGGCTCTACTTGACCTGATTATTTTTTATCGCTTAAAACGATTTCAAATTTCTTTTTACAATTTCGCCCTTTGCAAAATATAAAAATGCCCCTACACCTTGACGATTTGTCAAAGTATATGGGCATTTCGTAACCGCAAAAAGGGCATTTAATTTTTTGTTTGTTTTTCAATTTATCACCTACGATAAATCATATTGATTTTTACTTGTTAATTCAGCATCGTCAAAATTCATCTTCAAAACATCTTTATAGGATTTTTTGGTGAAAACAAATTCTGCATATCCGCCATTTTCACCATTAAATTTGTATGTATGTGTAAATTCAATATAATCATCAAATTCTTCTTCTGTTTCTGCCACCTTTGTGCCTTCGCCTCCGACAATGTCAACAACATCGGAATAGGTTTGTCCTGTATGAATTTCGTCAAACTCAGCCTTGCTTATGCCTGACGGGTCACTTCCACAGGCTGTGCAAGTCAATGCTAACAATGCAATAGTTATAAAGGATAAAATCTTTTTCACAGTTGTACCACCTCAATAAATTTTATATACACATTATACAAAATCTATATAAGTTCGTCAACTGATTTTCCTGATAACAAAGCCTCTTCAATCACATTATACTTTTCCTGCACCGACTGTGGCAGAGGCAGGGCATAGAGCTTTTTCATTCTCTGATAAAAATTGCGGTCTGCTGTTGACATTTTAGGGGTAATCGGCATACTGCGATACCCCAAGATTCTGACGAACATACAATCGGCGTTAAGGGATTGAAACAATGCTCTGAACTTCCACCAATGTAATTTCGCATCGTTGAGGTCAATGCCATATTGCTCCATAAATGCCGCATAGATATAGCCGTCATCAAAATCGTAATCAAATACAGCTTTATCATTGCCACCGCCTGAATGCTTTTCGGGTGGTTTTCCACAGCGATAAAAGTTTAAAATAGCCTCGACTGTTTCTTCGTTCATCGGGCAAGGTGTTCTGAATACAAGCTTCTGAATTTCTGCGAGTATTTCAGCCGATAGTGTATCATCAATTTGATTAGTAAGTATAAGCTCGAATTTAATCCACACTCTAAAGTCGGTGTTGATTTTATAATCTACACCCGACACGGTTATTGTATCCGGTGTTTTGTCACAAAGCAGATTCATTACTTTGTCGCCGGTTTAAGTGTCTTTTTGTAATGATTGTACTGCTTATGCTTTTTGCCTCTGTGATTGTTGTTCATTGCAATTGCTCTGCTTTTATACATACTACCGAGCTTTGAGCCGAAAGCATTAACAGCCTTGATGACATCCTCGTAGGCTTTGATACAGGTTGTAAGGTTTACGGTTTCGCCGAAAACCTTTTTAGCTGTACCGTCACCAAAAACCTCATCAAAAAAGTTAAAAACAGCCGTACACTGAGCACGGATAAGCTCTGACTGACGTTTGCCCTCGGGCTGTAAATCATTCATTGCCTTTGCCACATTATCGTGAGCGTGTTCGTAACGCTCCATAACGAGTGCATCGGCAACATCAATGTCAGGTAAATTTACACCGTTAATAACCATATTTTATGCCTCCGAAGTTTTTGCTGTAAATGTCTTTGTGGCTGTGTCAAAAGTACCCTCGACAGGATCTCCTTTTGCAAGGAAATTGCCACTGCAGCCCATTTCGCCGTCATCATTCGTAAAACTTGCCACCTCGACTGCAACACGGATTTTGCGTGCATGATATGTGGTCTTGTTACTGCCGCCTTCAACAGGCTGGTCAAGGTCAACGATAGCATAATCTGTTTCGGCGTCTGCTCCTACAAGCTGTTTCTCACCGATATTGATGATGTAATTGATAGCATCCTGCTCTCTGATCTGGTCAACCTCAAATGCCGTTGTCCAATCGTAACCGCTGATTGATTTTGTTGCAGATTTGTCGCAGACATACTTACGGCTCTTAGTCTGAGCCGCAGGTGATTCATCAAGTGTCTTTGCACCTACACCGAGCAGAGAAAAATTCGGCGACTTGTTTGTGCCGCCGCAGTCAAGATAATTCGCCTGCATACGCCTCTGTCTGATTACTTCACCCATTATTTTTTACCTCCAATTTTAGTATATTTAAGTTGGCACTGTATTTGATATCGTGCCGTTTTTGTGTCATTGTCGATTGCATACCCCGATGACAGCACCTTAACGGATAAAGGGGTTAAACCTTCGGGAAGTTTCGGCAGTTTGCCGTTTAAGTCCTGTTCGGCAATCCACTCTTCGAGCCGTTCATAAAACTCCAAATTTGCTATGTTTATTGATTCATCGGGACTGTAATTTTCACGGCTTGCAAAGATAAAGAGGTACTGGCATTTAGCAGAACCATCAATGTACTGCTTTAGTACAGTTTTGCACGGCACAACCTCAATGCTGTACTGTTCAGGGTCTTCGCCAAGATAGTCAACATTAAGGTCATTATCAACCTCTAATACATCGCAATCGGCAAACCACCTAAACAATGATTTAATGATTGATGTTTCCATTATTTTCTATTTTCCTCCGCTTTTTTCTTTGGCGGTTTTGATGATGTCATCAAGATGGTCTGCTTTCATACGCTCGAACCAAAACTTTCCTCTTAAACCGCCGCTCGCTGTACCTTGTTTACCTTTGCCTGCGTTTAGGTAGTAATTGGTATGTGCATATACAATATCGTACATTACCTCACCACTACCTATCTTTGTGCCACGAATACCGCTCTTGATAAGATTGCCGGTTTTAAAAGGTACATATGGAGTAGAACGGCGAAGGACTTCGCTGTCCACAATTTTTTGAACCTTGCCACTCGGCTCAAGTCCACGGTCTTTAAGCATTGTTTCTGTGGTATTAAAAAGCAGTTTAATAATCATTTAACCACCAATTTAATATGCTTCGAAAAAGCACTTGCCGACAGATTTTCGGTGACCTGCGTAATCTGCTGACCGCCTGCGTCAAGGATATCCTTAACGGTAATTACATCAAGGTCAACCAAGCCTTTAACAACATAATCTCCCTTTTTGAGGGTGTAGCAATTGTCACTCTCGTCAAGCGGTAAAGACTTGTATGTTGACGGGTCAACATAGTGAGTTGCCTGCAAAACGCTGTCGGGGATGCGGATAACATACTCATCAGATACAGACACATTTTTGTCAGCAACAATAATCTGATCCCTGCCGTGGTAATTAACTCCGTCCAAAACAGTTGCAAACCAAAAGGTTTCACGACCTTGTTTTTTTGAGCAAAACGCAGTAATGCGTGTGTTGTTTGTGAGCATTATCTCACCCCCTGATATAAAAGACCTGTACCGCTTAATTCCTGTTTGATAGCTTTGTACATTGCTCTTCTCTCACGGTCTGCAAGCTCATCGGCATTGTAATCCTTGTATGTAACGCTGTAACCGTCCGTGGATTCGGACTTAATACCTTGAGGGATATTTGCCACACCTTCACGAATTTCGGCAACCGCCTCAGCGGCGGCACAGACTGCATTCTTTACCTGCTCCGTCACTTCGGGAATTTCTCCCATAATAACATAGTTTAAAAAGCGTTCCGCATTGCGTGCATAGCGGTTAAATTCTTCGGCGGCTAAAGTACCACCGAAAGAATCCTTGTAATAAGCATAATCCGCATACATTTTTAAGATACCTTAATGTTACGGAAAACACCGCACTTTGTTGTGTTTTTGAGAGCAACAGCGGCAACCATTTCAACCTCAGCCTTTTTAACCGCACCGGGGGCAGTAAGGTCAGGCATATATGTTTTGATGATTGACGAACCGCTGAGGGAAACACCGTGGAAAGCATCAAGACCAAGCTGTACCGCATAAAGGTCGGTAAGACCTGTCACCTTTGAGCTTGATGCACCTGTTTCGTAAATCGGCACGCAAGGCACAGTCTTTGAACCGTCAAAGTAGTTACCCATATCGTAAAAAATGATACCGTCATAACCCTGAGCAGTTTTACCGAAAGCGTCCTCGGCTCTTGTGAGGTATCCTGCACGCTGAGCAACGCTTTTGAGCTTAGCAATAATCTTGCTGTTGCCGAGCAGAAAAGTAGGCTTGCCGTCAATACCGCCGATAAACTCGTTGAGCATATCAATCATAAGCTGATAGTTGCTTGTAACAAGTGCAGAGGTTGAGAGGTCAACTACTGTCTTGTCAGAGCCTGCGTTGTACTCAGTGCTTGTGCCCTTGAGGAGAGTTGTAAGACCGTCAAAGTCAACCGACTTATTAGTCTTTGAGCCGTTAATACAGCAATTTTGAAAATGGTTACGAGTAGCGAGGGTTTTCTGCTCGAGCTGAAACGCAATTTCGTTTGTTGTTGCTTCCTGAATAACACGGTCAACCTCACTTGCACCGCCGAAGATTTTAAGGTCAACGGTCTTTTTAATTTTCTTCGCCTCATTGGCTGTGTATTCGCTGTTGATTTCTCTGCCTGCCGCTGTTGACGGTGTCTGGAGCTGTAAGTAACCGTAGGTGAGAGTTGAGCCTCCGACACCCGGTGATACGGCATCATCAAAAGTAAGCTCATCCATAAACTGTGAGCCACGGCGGAGAGTATCAATAACCTCCTGTGTCACCTTGTCGGCTCTGCCGACGCTTGCTTCTGCTAATGTAATAGGCATTTTGTGTCCTCCTTATTTCTTGTAATAGTCTTCAACGGCAGACTTGAGGTTTGAACCGGACTTTGCTTTTGCTCCGCCTGTGGGTCCGCCGAGGTCAAGTTTCTTTTTGGGTTCTTCCTCTGACTTAAAGAGGAAAGGTTTTGACTGTTTCAGCTCTGCAAGCTGTTCGTCAAGTCCCGTGATACTGCCGTCCTCAGCCTGAGATACCTTTGACATATCAATGTTAGCCTTTACCGACACAAGGTCAGCAGCACCTGCGTTATTGATGGCAGATTCAACCGCCTGCTCAAATTTGTAGTCATTGAGCTTCTTGTCGCCGTCAAGCTGTGCCTGCTTAACCTTGTTCTGCCAATCGGGGTCATAACCCTCAAGATTAGCGTTTGCAGTTTCGAGCTTTTTTGACACATCATCATACTTGTCCTTTTCGACATACTGACCGCCTGCAAGGTTGCCGAGCTTAACATCTGCCGCATTGTTTACCTTTTCTGCAAACTGTTCAAATGTCAATGCTTCGCCGCCAAACAGGGCTTTTAAAATTTCCATTAAGTCCATTTGTTTGCTCCTTTCGATTTATTAGCAATTGTGTGTATGCTCAGATATTTGAGCAATATTAAAAGCCCCCGAAATTCGGGAGCTTATAACCTGTTTTATTCTACTGGTTCGTATATTTTTTCAAATGTGTCGGGTTTGCAAGGATATTTATCACCGTTTATGCCGGTGATAATGTAATCGCCCGGACTTGCTGTCATATCACCCTCACGGGCGTGTATTACAACTGTTTTATCCGTGCGTTCTGCCTCTACCACAATGGGCTTTTTTCTGTATTTAGCCATAAAAACATCTCCTAATCGTAAAAATAAGGGTAAAAGTAAAAGGGATGTTTCAAACACCCCTTTAATACCCGTTTAAATTCGTTTAATTCTGTTTTAATCAAATCAACTATGTAACTTTACCTTTTAGCAACAAAAGCTGGTACAAGGCAAATAAAACTATTTTTCTTCAAAACCTATGTTGTTATTACACTCTTTCATTTCTTTGGCTTTACCAAATTTAAAGTCTAACGGAATTCCGTCAGGAAAAGCATCGCAACAAGGTCTCCAGCCGTCTAACAATTCATCTCTTTGATGTTTGCATTCACAACAATCTGAAATGTAAATCATTAGTATTTCCTCCCAATATATTTTTCATAGAATTGCATCCATTCTTTTGATACTTTAACACCACGTTTTCTTAGAACTTCTAATTCCGCAAGTGCTTCCGCACCATCATCATAAGCAATAATACTGATACCTTCTATGTGAATTTCTGAAAGTTCGTCATACAGCTTTTTAACATCTTCGGATTTCATTCCAAAAATTATCTTTGCGTGTCCGCCTTCGTGCCATACAGCTTCTTCCAATGTATTTGCTATAGACAATTTTGAATTTGCAAATATTTGATTAATTTCATCAAGAGTTTTTCCAGAGAGTATGTCCGTGTTTAAATTTAATTGTAGCAATCCATTTGATAATGCTTCGATTTGTAAAACCAGAGTTCCTTGATCTGTTTTCGGCAAACTCTTTGCAACAATTTCACTAATGATGAAACCGCCCTCTGCTTCACAATCAGACACAGTATTTACAATAACTTTACTTACCTCAGAATTGAAATTTTTTCCGTATGTAACAACCTCAAAATCATCTATATCTATATTTTTTATTATACTCTTTTTAGAAGATTTTGCAACTGCTTTCTTGTTTTTCCAAACAGCTTTTTGAGCAGTACTTCTGCCAAAACCATAAGCCTGTTGACGAGAACGGTCGGGAAGCAATCCTGTTCTTTTACAAAAGCTATTCAGTTCTGACTCCTGCCGTTTCAACTTGCTTGAATAGTGGCTGAAATTTTTTTCTAACTTTTGTAATAGCTGTTCATCGGAAAGATTATTCAAAGCCTCATCACAAGCGGCAAGTGTTCTTTTTGTTGCCCTGATTTTGCGTTCAAAAGCTCTTTGCTGTTGTTCTGCCTCATACAGCGTGTGCATTGAGCCGTCAGGGTATTCAATATTTTTAGCGTTCAGTTCTTCAAGGCCTTTATCCGAATACATTCGGGACGAACCCTCAAAGTACGGATACCAATCGTGTCGGCAGTTCCAGCCTTTAAATCCGTCACCTGTGCCGTAACCAATATCAGATAATGACAAGTAACCTCTTTGACCACTCAGGCTTACAATCTGTCCCTGCCAAGCCGAGTGGCTCGGTCGAGCTCCTGCGTGGGCGGTAATTTCCATAAGGTCACAGCCAAGCTCTTGGGCATTTGATAGGCATATCTGACCTGTGGTTTGACCTATGCCGGTCATAACATTACGCCGTACAGCAACATCAAGTCGGTCACGATGACCGGAGGGATAGATTACATACGCTCCGTCTTGAGCTACCTGTTTAATTGCATCGGCAATTGCCTGTTGCGGAGTAAACGCACCGCTTGATGCTTTTAACTCAGCAAGACTGCAAGCGTTGATAAAGCTCGTTTGTGATGACACAGCTGTGGTCAGAGTAAGATTGCTAAGATTGCCCTGCGTTTTCTTAAAGCCTGCATCAAGTAATTGCATTTGTACATCAGACACCTTGAGTGACTTTGGATTTAAGCCATTTTGTCGATAAATCTCGTTATCAAACTCCGTAGCCGTCACACCTGCATCTTCAAAGAGCTTTTTTAACTCTGATTCGGTCTTATCGCTGTATTTTGCAACGCTTGACAGCACATCAGAGTGCAGAGTACCAAGCTCCTGCATATGCTGTGCTTGCCATATACCTGTGTCGGTCATTGTTCCTGTTTTTGCAATTCTGCGAGCAATGTCACGGACAATCTCCTCTTCAAGCTGTGAATATAGGTTGATGATATCATCGGCACAATGAGCAAGCTGTTCCGGCGTGAGCATTAAGAGCCACCGCCTTCATCGAAAAAACTTTGCACACCGCTTTCAGGCAACATTTCTGCCGCCTGTTTATCATCTACTCCGTAACGCCACTTGAGATAATCGGTCTTTTTGCGGATTCCGCTGTTGACCTCGTTAAGCTGTATTGCCTGTTCTTTGTCCTTATCTTCAAGCACACCGTCACCCCAGTTAAAACTGATTTCGTAATCACCGGCAGGGGCAAGATTACAAGCATCAGCCATAGCATCACACGCATATATGTAGTCTTCGAGCACCGCCTCAAGTGAGTGTTGCATATCAGATACAGCCGTATAGCTACGCTGTTTTGATGCTTTAACTTCTTCGGCTGTTTTGTCCACATTTTGTGGGTTCGATAATGTGCCGTAGGCAAGGGAGCAGTTGAACTCAATCTGTCTTTTGATTTCGTTCAAACCTCTCGAATAGTTTTCGTCACGCAGGTCAGGGTTAAAAACTTCATAGAAGGACTTTTCACTGTTTGAATCAGAATCAATGTTAATTCTGCGAAAAAGCCTGTCACGGGTTGACGCTGTTTCGAGCGACTTTTCACCCGGTCGCTGTCGTAGAACTTCTTCTCCGACATCAACTGCAAGTTCGCCGCCCTTGAACTCCCATAAATACCTGTCCCATTGTAAATCTGCCTCATTGAGCAACTTAATTGCTCGGCTGTAAACAGACACACCGAGAGGACTGTCACTTTCGATATGGTTAGCAAACGGGACAGCCCAAAAAGCAAACAAAGGACGGTCAACATCATTGATAACAATGTATGGATCAATCTTTGACCATGTTCCATTGTTAATTTTTCCGAGAATCATTTCCGTGCCGATATTGTCAGGACTTGATGATACAAAAAAGTGACTTTCGATTGTATGCGATTTGTTCTCGTAACTGTAAGTTTGTTTTTCAACTCTCGTGTAATAATACTTGCCCTTAACTTCTTGATTGAAAAACACAGCAGAGGTAATTATGCCATTACTGTAACTAAGAGGTATAAACTTATCCTGCGTGATACAGTCGGGAAGAATTACACCATTACGGACATATGGCTTAAACATTATGCCGCCGACCGCACAGCCTTCTTCAAGTTTTACCCTAAGCTGTTTCGTTAATCTTTCGTACTGTTTTTGCAAATACTCCGCTCGTTTAGAGCCTGTTATTTTGCTCTCAAACTCAACCATAATGAGCCTTGCAAACTCCGATGCTATCGTAGCTCCGAGGTTGAGCGTTTTACCGTGACAGTTTTTACTCCATGGGGGTTCATCAGCATAGATTCCTCGCCATATCTCCATAGCTTCTTCCATGTTGTCATATTGGTAACTGTTTGTAGCATAGTCAGGATATAGCTTGTTTACAAGTGTTCTTAGCCAACTCAAAAATACATATTTAGCACGCCTTTTCAATCGCTCACCTCCTAATCGTTATATTTAAAAATTCTGCGTAAAATCGTGTACGCAAAATATCTTATATCGTCCATTGCGTGGTCATTTTCTTTTACCACTTTATCTACTTCGGCTTTTTCGTCCCAGCGATACATGCCAAACTCTTCCTGAGATGCCGTGCATTTCACGCCAATTTTTATTCTGCCGTTTGATAACATCTGACTTGTAGTTCTGATACCGTTGATAACATCGTTCTTAGCAGACTTGACATAAAACTTGCCGTGTCTTTTGATTGTGGCTTTAAACGAGGCTGCAGACGGATCAATAATTACATATTCTATGTAATGGTCACCTGCGAGCTTCTCAAGCTCCGCATAATGCTCCTCATCGGTGCGTTGATAGCCCTCTTTTCGGCTGTTATAATAGTATTCGTCCACACGGATTGCCTCTTTGTCGGTAACGCACCAAAGTCCCATTGAGCAAGGGTTAATAGTACCGTAGTCCATTGATATGTACCATGTGCCTACAAGCTCATCAGGGTTGCCGTCCCACAACTTATCCTTAATATGGTCATTGTAATCTTGGTAAACAAGACCCTCGGCAATAACCCACTCACCAAGGATAAAGCGGCGGTAAAATGTGCCTTGGTAGAGGCTGTAATACCGCTGTTTTACCTTGTCGGATAATGATAGGTTATCGTCCATTAAAAATTTAAGTCGCAAAGCGTGCTTTTCAGGAGCCTTTAAAACCCACTCACGATAAAACCAATGGTTAGGGTTATCGGGGTTGCAATTGAACCAAAACCTTGCACCCTCGATAGAGCAACGGGCAAGAGCCTGCTCAACAAATGACCTCGGCATCAACGCAACCTCGTCAAAAAGCACTCCGGCAAGCGTAACACCCTGAATCAAGTCCTGTGAGCTTTCATCTTTACCGCCAAAAATGTAAAATGTATTAGATTTGCCGTCTTTGCTGATTATCAGCAAGTTTTCCGACCGTTTATCCTTGATGTCATAGCGGTGTTTGAGCATATTGATAAGAGGCTTAATAACATTTCGCCTGCAAGAGCCTACGGTTTTGCCGCATATAGCAAAGTTACAGTCCGAGAACATCGCCATTGCCCAAAAGATAAAAGATATACTCATGCTTACGGTTTTTCCCGAACGAACAGATCCGTCTGCAATTATCGCATCATATTTATCCTTTATCCCGTCAACTTTCCACCAGCTAAGTACTTTTAGCTGCTTTCTCGAAAAAGGCTTAAATTTCATCTTTAAAAGCCTCCTTGCCTGCACCTTCGAGTGCCTCAATCAATCCGTCATCAACGGTTTCTACTGTTTCGGGCTTGAAGTAATCCGCATACAGCTTAATAGCCTGCGTGTCGCCGTTCTGACATTTTTTAATCAGTGCCTGCCGAATTGCCGTCAGTTCATCATTTTCATATTTTGCAATTAAAGCATTTAACTTTTTGCGAAATTCCCTTGATTTTACAACTCCATAGGACAGAGCAAGTGATTTTAAATCTTCAACAATGTTAAATTCCTGCTTTGTGTTTGTATCCTTGAGCAGTTGTTCAAGTTTTGACAGCTTATTCATTTTGCACCTTCTTTCTTTTTTGCATAAAAATAAACACCCGTTAAAAGGTGTTTAAAAGCATTCTAATGTATATAAAAAACAGCGGTTTGTGGTGTTAATTTTAATGTCAGCCATATGAACTAATTACCGGAGGGATTATCCATGAACGAACAAACCGCTGTTTTTAACTTGGGTATAGCTTCGCCATCCGCTAACCTGAGGTTATCGGTAGCTTTGCTGTATGTCAGCCGTGTCACATCAAGCAGAGACGAATCAATCCGCTGTCTGTTCGGGCATTTGTTCGGTAAACGATACTGTAAGCTCAGTCGGCTCACCTGCAAGGGTAATTTTGACCGTTGCTTTCTTGTATCGTTTCTGTACTTTCACAATTTTATCTTTATTCTCAGCCAAAAATCCGCTGACAGTTTCGTAACCGTCACCAGTGAATTTAAGTACCGAGGGAGTTTTCAAAAATTCGCTTAAAGTCAGAATAAATTCAGACTCTTTGTCGGTTAAAGGGATAGGACTTGTACCGCCGCCGAGTAATCTGATAATGTGTGGAATACCTTTGAATACATAATACTTTGACCACTCATAGTCCATACGGATAAATACATAGCCGTCAAAAAGTATATGCGGTTGGGTTATCCACTTGCCTTTTGAGCGTATCAGTTTGTTTTCAATCGGCACAATGGCATCATAACCACGATGTCGGAGCTGTTCCGCAACAGCATGTTCTTGTCCTGTGTTTACATACAAAACATACCACTTGATGTTCATCATCCTTGCTCCTTTGCTTTGAGCTTGTTGATTTCGTCCATAAGCTCGTTGTAGAGCCGTGGATTACTCTTTTTGATAGTGTCATAAAGCAGGCTCTGATTTTCTTCGAGGGCAATCTGTTGGTCTGATTTAACATCCGTGTCGGTTTTACGCTTGTATGTTACTGCTCTTGCAAGGGCAGTAGCCTGTCTTAAAAGGTCTTCGGTAGACACTTCATCGAATTGTCCTTCGTCAAGTTTTGATATGGCATCAAAAACCTTTTGTGATGCCATTCTCAAAATAGCCTCTGCAGGGTCAATTTCAGGATAACGCTCGGTTTCGGTGAGTATCATTCTGAAATTTTCCTGTGCGATTCGTAACTGCTGAGCGTTCGCCAAGAACCTTGATGCGTAACGGCTGACTGCCGCCTGTGACAGCTGTTCGCCGTTATCAGCAAGGTATGACACAATTTCACGATAGGTTTGTCCGCTGACAAGCATCTGATCTACGGTGTCCTTGAGGTCAGGAGGCAATTTGTCAATCTTACCGCAAGCTCTGCGGTTGTTTCTGCCCATAACTAAACCTCAACCGAGTTATCGGTAACAGAACCTTCGAGGAGCTTAATGCCCTTTGATGAGAGTTTTGCCTCAAGTTCTTCATACGGCACATCTGCAATGTCAGCAGGCTCTTTTGTTTTGATATTGCGAAGTAAAATATACTCCGACAAAAAGAGGTAATTAACCGATGACAAAAAGTCATGTTCTGATACATTCCCGATTGCGTACTTAACATCGGACAGTTTTTCATAGTTCACATGAAGTATGTTAATAGTTCTCAAAATCTGTCCGTTGTTCTGAACAAAGTTTCTTGCCTTGATTTTCTGTATATATACCTCTGCATCATTAGTCATTGTTTTTACCTCCTCTTAAAAGCTCCAAAATGAGCTTGTTTTGTGTCTTTATTTCGTCCTTAACCTCGTTTATAGAGTTATAATAATCCTTTTTTGTAAGGCAGGTGTCCTTGATTTGCTCAACATCCGTCTGCAATTTTCCGATAGATTTGTTGACATCGGTTTTCACATCTTTCAGCTCATCCTTCGTAACATACGATAGCTGAATCTCTTTGATTTCTTTATCGTGTCTGTCTGCTTCGTTAATTGTTCGCTTTAAGAAAAAACTAATTATCGCAATAGCTCCCGAAATAATAAGACCGAAGAGCCACCAAGTGTCTGTTGCAAAATTCATAATATATTACTCCAAAAAAATAAGGTATCATTAAGTCTGTAACTTAATAATACCTTATAAATCCGTACTCCCGTAGAGGAAGAATATCCTATTTTTTCTTCATTGTTATATATCATCAAAAATACTTAACTGACCATCAATGTTACCGTTTGAGCATATGATTCTCACATATCTTTCTGATAAATCATACTCTCTTGCAAGCTGACTGCTGTTGTATCCATTGTACTTTGCCTTGATTTCAGCGTTGCGTTCAAGTTTTTGTAACTCGCTGTATTTTTGGATATATATTGTATCTCCGCCAAATGTTTGACAGAGTTTAATATAGCTTTCAATTCCTATTATCTCCGCTATATCCCTTTGAGTGCCTACCAAATCATCAAGATTTATTTTCACCAGCCTTCCTCCTTTGAGCAGCACTGTCAATGTACTTTTTAAGTTTTTCAATCAAGGTTACACCCTGATTATATGTCAGCCACCTAAAAGGCTGTTTTGATGTACAGTCAATTTTCAACTCCTTTTTGATGATACCACAGAGCCTGTCACCGAGCTTTGCTGTGGTAGGCTCTGTATCATATTTTTCGAGCTGATACATCAACTGCCAAACCTTCCTGCGTTGACCGTCTGACATTTTTCCTCTGCCGCTGTCCTCGTACTTTTTCTTTTTGTACGGTTTCGGCGGCTCTGTAAGATTCTGCAATTTAAGCCTCTCGGCAAGCTCAGATACAACCGTTTTATACTCATTCTCATCAAGACTGCGTATGCTTTCCTTTTGAGTAAGACGATAAACAATCGTGTGCAGCATATCGTTTTTGTTGCCTGATTCTAATACCCCGAGCCGTGCCGCCATTGCGTATATTCTTTGCGTTTGCTGAGGTTTTAACATACAAAACACCTCATCAAACCAAAGAGCTTAAAGATATCTTTGTGCTGTCCTCAACAACAAAACTGCTTTGTATTTTCATAAGGATATCATCAATATGACTTTCGTCCATACAGTTGACGGTCAGCAGGTTTTTGAAGTCCTGCCATACAGCCGCCTCTGAAATGAGGTAGGCATACTCTTTTGCATCGTCCTCCGAAAGGTTTGTGAACTTTAAAATGTTGTTTACATCCTTATCGTAGTTAATGCCCTTGCATTTCTTGACAAGCTGTTTGCGTTCGTCATCAGATACACCGTTCATCTGTTCAATAACTTCTTTGACGGTGCATCTTACAAAATTGCCCTTCCACAAACCGATGAGCATTCTTTTTGCCGGAGCAGAGAGGGAATATTCTGTCTTTTCCGTAACCGCATCTTTGTATGCTTTGCCAAAAATTGAGAGCAAAAATGAGTTGTATGTAATTTTGAGAGATTCCGAAGTTACCGCTGTAAGCTCTGATTCTGTGCCTGCATAATGGACACTCTTATATTTGGTGTTTTCAAGGTCTTCCGAGCACTGCATAATAATCTCTGCTTCGAGTTTATCTTTGCGTGCCTTGAGCTTGCTCATATCTGCTTTAATGCCTGCAAGCTCATCAATCTGCTTTTTTAAATCAGTCATCTGTTTTATCCACCTTTGCAAGTAATTTTTCGGCACATTTGCGGCAGATGATAACATTATCTGCAATGATTACATTTTCAACTGTACCGCAAAAGCGACAACAGGGAGCGGACGGTTTAATTGTAACAGTGCCGTCTGTACTTGTTTCAATGTCAACAGCATTGCCCGGAAACAATCCTGCTTCGCCTCTTATCTGCTTAGGCAGAGTAATAGAGCCGTTTTTACAGATTTTCTTTGATGTTTTCATAATTGACCTCCTGTTCAATATTATCTTGCTTATCCTCACTCTGCATTTACACGGACTTGTGACCGTTCCCAATAGGGAGTTGCATTAAGGTGAGCGGATTATATCCGCTCAAAAGCAGCTTGTATTGCTCTGATAAAGCCGTTTAACATTACCCTAGCATATTGTTTGTCAGTATCTTTCTCAATATTTTGTATGGTTTCAATCGTTAATGCACCTAACCTTCCAAGTCTGTCAATCGCACTGCCTGTTATAATGGTTTCAATCGTCTCGTCTGAAGATTCTACTGACATTATCACAACATTTTTTTTGCTTAATAGCTGCTTTAGCTTTTTTCGCTAACAAATCAGCCATTGTTAAGCCTGCCTGCTCACCGATTTCCTCTCCAAAACGAATATTGTAGTTATCCATTGTTATCCCTCCGAAATTTAATAAAATTCAATGTTTTCATTGTTAGCAATAAAATGTTTTTTCATTTTCTCAAAGTTTGTCCAATATGGTAAATACACATCATAGCCAAACTTCTCTTTGAGTTCCTGCTTAGCTTTCTTGCTACGAGCTCCGTAAAGTTTGCAATCTTTTTCGGTAACTATCGACTGTCTCTTACAGCAACAAAATCTCCTGCGTTCTTCGCAGTCCTCCATAAGCCACTTGCCACGAAATTCATCGTTGATATAAACTACGATAGCATTTTGAAATCGTGTTTTTTGAGTGAGGCTCAGAGATACTTTGTATCCGTCAATTTTAAGATTAACCGGCGGAGCAAATACAGATGTAAGTGCTATGTCAACCTTTTTCCATTCTTCTTTTGTCATTATTGTTATTGCCCCTCCTTTTACTCTTTTTAATCTTTCGGCTTTCGCCACGGAGCATCCAACCAACCCATACAAGCAGGAGCACCATAGGCACAAAGCAAATTTCTCCGCCTGCTGTAAAGCTCCTTGCACCCACTTGACCGAATGCGGCAGTCATTACTACTCCCGTGCTGAGCCCTGCTGCGAGCAGTAACACAATTTTTCTTAACGACATTTTAAATCCCTCCAAATATTGTTTAAAACACCTTGATACGCATAGCTTTTGTTGTCGCCATTAAACCCTCATAGGTGATATTACCATTGTCAATTGCGTTTTCAAGTACATTTCCTGCACCTCTGATACCCTGTTCAGTCCTTGCAACACCAAGTAATAGTTTAACCGCCCTTTCATCATCTTTTATAGCCGGGAACAACAACTCAATATCGCTATTTTTTATAGCTGATGTGTGCCTTACTTCGGTCAATTTTGTACGGTTTCGGATCTGAGCAAATGCTTCTTTGCTTTTACCTGTATTGGTAACGGTTTCGATGTTTCCGACAAGACATATGCCAAGCTGTGGGTTTGAATCAAAGAAAGCTCTGATGGCTTCGATTGTTTTAATCGGTAGATTTTGTGCTTCGTCAATAATGAGCACCTTGCGTTCACCTTCAAAGCTATCTGCAAGTCTTAACCACATTTCATCTTTACGACCTGTTGCGGTGATTTTCTGTGTCCGGCAAAGTAATTTTAAAAAGGCACTCAAAGTTACCAAGCAAGGATTTACCGATACATAAATCGCAGTAGCCGGATAATCTTCGGCATATTTTTTACAAGCCATTGTTTTGCCGATACCTGCATCGCCACACTCTATGGCAAGACCGCCCTTGAGATGACACAAGCGGATCGTGTCATAAACTTCCGTGCTTATACTTGTAGGCTTGTAGCTGTTAAGCACCTGAGCTGATTTGAGATTCTCTGCAGCGGCTTTTGTTTCAAAAGTCTCTGTTAAAAACTTTTCAAAATCACTTAAATTACCGTTATAACGGTTGTTCAAGTAGGTTGACAAAGTTGCTGCTGACTTTCCGAGAGCTTTTGCGGCTTTGGTTTGAGAGCCACATTCTTCAATAAAGCTCCTTAGTTTTTCCTGTAATTCAGGGTTGGCTGACATTATTTATTCCTCCTTTTGTCGCTGTTCCAGATTTCTTATCATTTTTGCCTTATCTATCGTTACGATATTCGACTGACCAACTGCCATAGGCAACTGCTCTGTTGTTTCATCGGCACGATGTACTGATATAACTTTCGGATTGATTTCCTCTGCATTTGCTTTGTTTTCCTCAGCTGTTGCAAGCACAAGGTTAAGTGCTGTTTCCTTGCCAAATGCGGTAATCTGACTTGCTTTAAGTTCCTGTTTAGTGAGCTTTTCAAGGCTCTTGACCTTACGCAACGCCTGAGCAACTGCATCTTTAGATGCTCCGTAGGCAAGGACTGCTTCGTTGTCTGTGGGTGCAGTCATTATGTAGTTATCATCAAGGTCATAAATTCTGACTTTTGATATATCTTCCGGATCGTATCGACAGTAAACCGATTTGCCGTAGTAATTAAATATAAGATCATCGTTAAAGTAATCAATTTTCTCACCTGCAACTGTAAGATGTACTCCACGATTGTTGACTTTCTGACTTCTTGTGCTTCTCATTAACATTAAGTTAAGGTCAAGTTCTGAGGCAACTCGTTTTTCTTTAAGTTGTTCTCTGTAAACCTGCATTCGACTTTTACCGCTGTCTGAGCTTACTGCTCCGCTATATGGTTTTTCATTCATATAGTAAGTTAAGATATCCTCAACCGCCTGAGTAAACTCATAATCCGTGGGTATATTATCAGTATTCTTGATTACCTTTTTAAGTCTTTCCGGTCGCTCAACAACATTACCGCCTGTATAAGTCGGAAATAGTCTTGAAAGCCTGTCTTTAACATCTCGAAATCGTCTTTCAATGATCTTCGCCTTAGCATTTCGTACTATAGCATTCGTCATTTTAATGCCCAGCCGTTCAAAAACAGGTGGCGGAGCAAATTTGTCTTTTTGACTCTTTTTCAATCTGTGACCAAGTCCGCCGACATCGAAAGTCAAAAACTCTCGACCGTTATCTACATATATATTTTCGGGGATTCCGTATTTTACAATACCTTTTCTCAAAGCTATCAATGTAGCTTGCGATGACGGTGCATCGGTTACATAACAGCCTGTAAAAATACCCGAACGAGCATCAAAAAATGCTGTAAGATAAAGCCTGTGGATACTGCCGTTTTCGCCCTTTGTCTGTACATCAAATGTGTGGTTATCTGCAATCCACCATTCGTTTGATGCCATACCTTCATAAGTTCTGCGTATGTATGGAGCACATCTGTCCCTAAGGGCTTTCATACCCTCACGACCCATTATTTCAACAGGCTTAGGTATTGCCGTTTGTACTTTGCGATAAAACGATGCGTAAGCAGGGAGAGGCAACAGCTGTGGAGCTTCTCGTTTAATCCACATTTCGGTGTATTCATAGCACGCTTGGATAGGGTGCTGTGCCTCATCAAGATAAAAACTTAAAAAGCATTGCCACACTTCTTCGGGGATTGATGATGTGCCTTTTTTCCAAGTTCCACGATTGTCGAGCAATCCTGCAAGGTCATCAGCTTTTAAAGCCTTTTTCTTTCGGTACAAAATTCCCTTCGATATGTTAAGGTCGGGATTAGCGACCTTTTGCAGTTGTACAAATTTTTCGGTTGCAGGTACTTTCTGCAACTTTGATGTTGCACAGTACTCATCCCAAGCGTTAAGTATCCTTATCCACTCAGCAATCTCTTCACGCTGTACCGCCGAAAATTCATCAAATTCCTTATGCGGTCGCTCCGGCTTGCGTTCGGGAAGCAAATCTTCAGGGATTGCTATTGCGTGGGATTTATAGTATTTGAGTTGCTCTGCATCGGTTAATTCATTCAGCGGTATCAAATACTTTTTGCGGTTGTTTTTATTTGTCGTTTCATTTCCTTGCAAACTTCCACTATTTATAAGCATTTTTATATATCGCTCAGAACAACCTCGTATGTCAGCAACTTCTTTTGCTGTGAGATAAATCAAAAAATCACATCCTTTTGACCTGCCATCATCAGAGCAGGGAGGTCATTTCCTGCTGACCGCCTTACGGCGGTTTCGGCTTAAAAATCAAACATTATTGATATTGATTCACCATAAGTTGAATAATAGTCTGTTTCTACTGCTTTAATCTGAGATTCATTAAGCTGTCTTAAATCGTCAAAATTCATTTCGTATTTTCTGAGTATTTTTTCAAGTTTTTCGATTTTAGTTAAATTTTTCATAAAATTTTCCTTTCAAATAAATCTACTCTTTCCATAAGTCATCTTTTATATGACATTCTTTAGTGGTGTAGTGCGTACATTCTTCGACTGTGCAGTCTCGTGGTTCGCCCGTGTCGAGAATGTAATAACAAATTGAATAACCTTTATTGTTACAATGGCTTAACGGGCGGCGGTGTCCACAACCTTTACAGCGAGGATTCACTTTATTACACATTGAATGCTCTCTCCATAAACTCTTTTGCAGCGGAATTTCTGCTCGCAAAGTAACTGCCGCTGTAAGGATCTCCGTCTTTGTCAAGCCACCATACAACCCACGGTTCAACTGCATTTGGGTTGTGAGCCATAACAACACGATTGTTTATGTTGCCGATTATTTTGTATCTGTTGATTGTTTTACCTATCATAATCAATCTCCTTTTCTTGCAAAATTTATTTCCTTATCTACCAGTGTGTTTACTGATACCTTCAATGCTTTAGAAAGACCATATAAAATAGCGATGTTCATATTCTTTTGTCTTTGTCCCTGTTCAATAAGATTGTAGTAACTCTCAGATATTCCCATACTTTTAGATATATCTAATTGAGTTAGCCCCTTTTTATTTCTCAAATCAATGAGATAAACACGCTTTTTCATTTAATCGCCGTCCTTAACTTTGCATACTGTCAAGTTTCAAGTATATAATACGCCTTTATTTACTATTTGTCAAGATTTTTCTTGACATTTTGCAAAGTTTAATTTACTTTACTAATAGTAAAGTTTATAATAATGACAATAGGGGCTGAGCTTATGACTAAACTAAAAGAATTACGAAAAGAACACAAATTATCAATGAAAGAATTAGGAAAAATTCTCGGGCTTTCTGAAAGTACCATTTCTCTTTATGAGGCAGGAAAAAGAGAACCGGATATAAAAACACTTATAAAAATAGCTGATTATTTTAATGTAAGTGTTGATGTTTTACTCAGCAGAGATGAAACAAATAAAGACGAAATTCTTGATAATCATAGTTTATCTATGTTTAATTTTGAGAAGATGTGTGACGATCTTGATGAACATAGCTTGGATAGAATTCATTCTGTTTTATATTCTTTAAGAAGAATTCAATATAATGATGCTTTATTTGCCAAAGATAAACAGTACTTGTTTTCTACAATAACTGAATTGATAGGTAGAATTGAACGATATGTTGATGATTTTCGAACAGCAACGGATTTCGGGAAAGTGTTCGATTATAGTTTTCACAATAAAAGATTTATCAACGGTGAAGTTGCCGTATTAAAAAGAATTACTAATCTTATAACTCCTGAGAAGAAGCCTATTGCTGAAAGCACTATTGTAATTCCTTTTTATGAAACACCGGTTTCAGCAGGTACTGGCTCGTGGCTTGGCGATGATATTTTAGCTGAATGGCTTACTGTTCCACGAAATGATATGACTACTTCAGCTGATTTTGCGTTAAAAATATCAGGTGATAGTATGCAACCTAAATTTTCAAACGGTGAAACCGTGCTTGTTAAACAAACATCAAGTGTATTTGAAGGTGAAATCGGGGTTTTCGTACTTAACGGTGAATCGTATATTAAAAAATTAGGAAAAAAGGAGCTTGTTTCACTTAATCCAGCCTATAAGCCTATACCTTTACACGGATTTGATGATGTTCGTTGTGTAGGTAAGGTGCTTGGTGCACTTAATATGTAAAAATATTCATTTAATTGTATTTTTTTACATAACTCAACTTGTCAGGTTTTTTAACATTAAAAAGTTCAATATGTTGAAAGTATAGATTTCATCGGAATAGGAAGTTACTTCCCTTTAAAATTAAAATAGTTCCTATTGTTTAAATGTTTTAATCGTATAGATAAAAGTATATTAAAATCCTATTTATGCCGATTTAAAGCCATTTTAAACGCTTTTAAAAGGTTATTTTTAAAAAATTAAAGCCGAGCAGGTTCACAAATTTTTCGTGATTTGCTCGGCTTTTTCGTTTTCGCACTAAATAAAAAAACAAGCTGTTTTTTCAAAGTGTAATTTCTTTTTACACCCAAAAAACGGCTTGTTTTCTACATTTTCAGATTTTTGACTTTTTTTAACGGCTTTTTACGGTTTTTCCTATTCTCTCCGAAAACTCACATCAGCAAATGGTCACGATATTTGTCCGGAAGAATTTCGTCATTTGCGAGCATATCAATTACTTTCTTCAGAATGTTCAAATCTTTGTTTTGCTTTTTAATTTTTATAAAATCTTTTTTGAATTGATTTGTGGGTTTGATTATATATTTCAT